TAGGTGAAAACATATATGTGCAAGGTGGAATAGAAGCAACATACATTAAAACAATATACGAAACTGCATCGGTAATATACTCATCTGGCTCAAACCAATTCGGTGATTCATTATTAGATACTCAAATACTAAGTGGTAGTTCATATGTTGAAGGTGAATTGTATGTAAACAAATTAAATGTAACATCTCAATTTAGTTTACTTAATTCTTTTACCGCATCTCAATTAACAATCAATACAGGATATAATACATTTACTGCATCTACAAATTCTGATTTAACTGCAATACATCTTACAACTCAATCATTGAATGCATTCACTGCATCTCAATTATTAACAAATAATACATTAACTACAACTGCATCTTTCAATAGTTTCACTGCATCACAAAATTTATTAAATCTTACATTTGCAACAACAGGCTCTAACTCATTCATAGGTAATCAAATAGTTAATGGTGTAGTATCTATTAGTTCATCAGCAACATATGATTTGGATATAACAGGTGGCTTCCAAGCAACTGCAGCAAGTAGAATTAGTGGAAGTAATGGTATTGCATCAATTAGTCAAACGACGGTTCAGGTAACATCAGGAAGTGGTGCAAATTTGGTAAGTTCTATTATGGCAAGAGGATATGTAGCAGCAACGAGTGCTAGTAATCAAATTGCATTATATGGTGGACTATCATCAATTGGTAATTTTGGTAGTGGAAAAGTAGGTGGTGGTATTGCAGTAAGTAGCGGAAGTGCAGGTACTTATTATTTCCCAATTGAATTCCAAGCTTCAACAACATACACAGATGGTAGAGTAACATTTACAACTCCAATAGTTGCAAATAATTCATTGATAGTAACAGGTAGTTTAACTCTTACAGGTAGTGTATATCAAAATGTAATATCACAAAGTATAGTAGATGCAACTGCAAGTATAGATTTAAGTAAAGCAAACTTTTATACAGTTGTATTACCTACAAGTGCAAACACAGTATTAAATATTACAAATCCTGGTAAAGGACAAACTGCAATGATTCAAATTACAACCAATACATTAGCAACTGCATCATTCAGTTCAAATGTTAAACAACCATCTGGATTTGGTTATTTACCATCAACTGGTTCAGGTGCAATAGATGTATTGACTTTAGCATGTTTTGACGGAACAAATCTATTAGTAACCAATGTAACAAATTTAGTATAATGTTAGTACAAGCACTATCTTATAATACTCAGAAATTAAGAGTAGGATTATTCTATCAAGGTGGTATTATTGTTTATGTAGATAACAATAAAAGACAGGGATTGATTGCATATAATACTGGATTTGCTTCAACTAATTTAGCATTCGGCCCAACTGGTGATTATACTCAAAATAGTGGATATGGATTTGGATATACAAATACTGAAAATGCATACAATACTTTATCACCTGCATCTAACACTGCATTATATACTGTTTGGAATGCAACCTTTAATGGATACTCTGATTGGTTCTTACCTAATCAAGCAGAAGCTTTAATATTAGTACAAACAGGATATTACGAAAATCTTTTAGATTTTTGGAATGGTGGTACTATTTGGTTAAGTGATTATCCATCCTTCTTAAATCCAGCTTCTTATACATATGACCGTAACTTTCCTGGTGGCCCATTCCTAACTACCAAATTTAGAAGTGATACCGATAATAGAAATAGTATAGCCTGCAGATATATTACATTCACATAATAAAATAACGATTTTTTAAACAACCTTTGTTATATAAGGTATAAACACAATAGATATGAACTCAAAAACTGTATTAAATAAGATATTATCACTTTTGTCTAAGGATGAAGTAGTATTAACTTATGCAAAACTAGCAGACGGAACAATTGTTGAATCTGCAACATTCGATGTAGGTGAAGACCTATTCGTAGTATCAGAAGATGGTACAAAATCTCCAGCTCCAAACGGAACTCACGACTTAATGTTGAAAGACGAAGAAGGCAACGAAAACATGATGAAAGTAAAAACTGAAGATGGTAAAATCGTTGAAAGAGAAAATGTTGAAATGGCTGCAGAAGATTTAGATGTAGTGCCGGTAGAAGAAATTCCACAAGCATCTGGTGACTTACAAAAAGTAAACGAAGTGCCTGACCAAAAGAACCAAGTAAAAGATGGTACTTTGCAAATGGCAGAAGAAACTGAAGAAGTAATGCCAATCCCAGAAGATGCAACTAAAGAAGATGAAAAAGAAATCGAAATTGAATTAGGTAAGAAGTTAGAAGAAATGACTTACAGAATCGAAGAGATGGAAAAGAAAATGATGAAGATGGAAGAAGCTATGATACCTCCAGTTGACCAAACAGTTAACGAAGAAGTAGCAATGTCTTCTGAGCCTGATGAAGATGAAGAGTTACCAAAATTAGATGGTGCTCCAATTGAAGAAGGTTTAAAATTTGCATCAGAAAATAGAAAAAACTATGGTAAGAAAATAGTAGACTCACAATCTTCTTTCTTATCTAAACTTTATAAATAAAAATTATTAACAATCATTTAAATTAAAAAAATGAAAGCAAAACAAAATTTCGCATTGCCTACAATTACTGCAACTACTTATAGTGGTGAAGCAGCAGCAGGTTACATCGCAGCAGCGTTGTTAAGTGCAAACACATTGGATAAGAAGCTTGTAACTATCATGCCAAACGTGAAGTACAAATCGGTAATCCAAAAATTAGCAGTAAGTGGTATCGTACAAGATGCTTCTTGTGATTTCGTAACTTCTGGTAGTGTAGCTATCTCTGAGCAAGTATTGACTCCGAAAGAATTACAAGTTAACTTAGAATTATGTAAGCAAGAATTCGTAGCTTCTTGGGAGGCTTTACAATTAGGATTCTCTGCATTCGATGAAATCCCTAAGTCATTCAACGATTTCTTAATCTCTTATGTTGGTGGTAAAGTTGCAGAAGCAACTGAGGAAGCAATCTGGACAGGAACTAACACAAATGGTTCTTTCTTAGGTTTCCAAACAGCGTTCTCTGCATCAATCGCAGCAGGTGGAGCAACAGCAGTATTAGCAGCAAGAGCAACTGGTTCAGGTGCAATCATTTCTGGTAGTGTAAGTGCTACAAATGTAATCTCTATCTTAAACGATGTTTACTTAACAATCCCTAAGACTGTATTCGGTAAGCCTGATTTATTAATCTATGTTTCTACTGATGTAGCTAGAGATTACCAAGCAGCTTTAGCTGGTGGTGGTGCTTCTGGTTTAGGTGCAAACGGATTTAACAACCAATTGAATGTAGGTGAAAAACCAATGAACTTCAATGGTATTGAATTAGTAATGTGTCCAGGTATGGGTACAAACAAAATCGTTGCAGCTCAGAAGTCTAACTTATTCTTCGGTACAGGTTTAATGTCTGATTACCAAGAAACAAGAGTATTGGATATGGCTAACATCGATGGTTCTCAAAATTACAGAATAATTATGAGATACACAGCTGGTGTTCAGTTCGGAGTTGGTCAAGACATCGTTTACTTCGGTGCTTACTAATAAAAACAAATAACTAAAGGGTGAGTCGAAACACTCACCCTTTTTAATAACAAATTAAAATTAACAGATATGTCTTGTAATTTATCAGCTGGAAGAAACGAAGTGTGTAAAGAGAGTATCGGCGGTATCGCTGGTGTATACTTTATCAATTACACAACTGGCTCTTTCACTAAGAATGTAAGTGGTGAAGTAACTGCAGTGCCATCAGGCTCTACATTGTACTACTACGAATTAAAAGGAACAAGTGCGTATACTGAAACCGTTAACTCTTCAAGAGAAAATGGTACTACATTCTTCTCACAAGAATTAGTATTGAATTTGAAGAAATTGACAAACGAAATGACTACTCAATTAAAGCTTATGGCTTATGGTAGACCTCAAGTTATCGTTTGGACAATGAACGGACAAGCTTTATTAGTTGGTGAAAGAGAAGGAGCAGATGTAACTGCAGGTACAATTCAAACAGGTGGAGCAATGGGTGACCTTTATGGTTATTCAGTAACTCTAACTGGACAAGAACAATTACCAGCAGCATTCTTATCTGGAAGTACAACAACTAATGCATTGGGTGGTCTAACTGCAAACTACACAGTAGTTTACGGAAGCTAACTAATCAGTATATCATTTAAAGATACTAAGCCCTTACAGAGATGTAGGGGTTTTTTTATTTAACTATTTCCACCAAAACTAATGTTATTATAAGATAACAACAAGATAATGCTAGCATATTTTATATCTCAATCAAACGAATATTGTTTTAGAACTGAACCTACGGCAAGTTCTAACTTTACTCTTGCATTGCAGAACATGACTACACAAGATAATACTACTGGTAGTGTTACTGGTTTAACATATCTTCCATATGAGAGTTATGTATCTTTCTCACTTAATATATCGGGTACAATGGTTGGTGAAGAATACAGAGCACAATTATTAAATAGTGGAAGCATTGACCCAATATGGCATGGTACAATACAAGTATATGCATCTCAATCAGTAGAAAAATCAATATACGAAACTAAAAATAGACAATACATCTCTAATGTAACAGAGAACAAGTATATCATAATGAATTAATATGAAACAAACGACAAAACTTTCAATCGTAAATGTAAACAATAATCAGCTACCAATAATATCTGAAGATACAAAGTCACGTTATCCATTCGTACCATTTGGTGTTTATGGACAAGACGATTTCTTTTTAGCAGTTATCAATGCATTCAATGTTAGTACATCTAATGCAGCTGCAATAGAAGGTATATCAGATTTAATTTTCGGTAAAGGTTTATATTCTAAGGATGAAACATTTAACGAAATATTGCAGAAGTTAATTCCACAAGAAGAAACTAAAAGAGTTGCCTTTGACTTAAAGTTATTTGGTAATGCTGCATATCAAGTATATTGGAATGATGACCATAGTAAGATTAAAAAGATGTACCATGTACCTGTTCAATTATTAAGAGCAGAAAAGTTAGGTAGTTCTCCAAAAATAGAGAATTATTATTACTGCACTGATTGGAGTGACCAAAGAAAGATAAAAGATAAAAAGAAATTACCTGCATTTGGAACTTCTAATGAGAAGATGGAAATACTTTACATTAAGAATTATTGTCCTGGTCTTTATTACTACTCATTACCGGATTGGGTATCTGCTTTACAATTAGCAGTTGCTGACGGAGAGATTAGTAATTTACACTTTAATAATATTGTTAATGGTTTCTTACCAGCAGTGATGATAAACTTCAACAACGGAGTTCCTGCACCTGAAGAAAGACAAACTATCGAAGATTTACTACAAGCTAAATTTACAGGAACAGATAACGCAGGTAGATTTATGTTATCATTTAATGATGACCCTGCAACTAAACCTACAATCGATGTAATCAATATAGATAACTTACATGAGAAGTATGACTATGTTGCAAAGTATGTACAAGATAGAATACTTGTTGCACATAGAGTAACCAGTCCTTTATTGTTTGGTATTAGAACTGAACAAAACGGATTTAGTTCTCAGTCAGAAGAAATGAAAACTGCATTTAGTATCATGCAAACAATGACAATTAGTCCATTCCAAAATGTAATATTAAATAGTTTAGATATGGCATTGACAGAAGGTGGATATGATGTAATGGAATTATACTTTGAACAATTAACTCCATTAGTAATCCTTTCTCAACAGGCAGAAGAAACTGGTAAATCAGTTGAGCAAGTTGAAGATGAAACTAATAAGTCTATGGAGAATCCAGCAACAACTGAAGAGCCACAAGACCAAACACAAGAAGAACCATTACCAACAGAAAAGCCAGAGACATTTACAAGACCTGCACACTTTTCAAAAGAATACCAAATAATTAAATAATATGTCATACGCACTTTTTATTACAAGAAACGATATCATTAAGAACACACCTTTACAGGGTGCAATCGATGCAGATGCTTTATTGCCGTTTGTAAGAG